CTGGATTGAAGCCAAATGACAGAAAATTTGCCGAGCACATGAAGGGAGTTATGGATGACTTGCCTCTCGGAAAGAACAAAGCAGAAACAGAAGAGTTAATAAAAGCCAAAGCAAAAACATTAAATATGAGTGCTTCTGAATTAAAAGAACTTAAAAAAGAAGTAAATCTCAAAGCCACGAATAACGCTAGATATCTTACCTTTACTAAACCCCTTGAAGGAATGAGTAGGCATATCAGTAAACTAACAACTGAATCGCCTATGACAAAGTTAATTGCTCCTTTTATTAGGACACCAGTTAATATTGTTCGTTTTGCAGCGGAAAGGACTCCTTTTGGTGTGTTTATGAGAGAACACAAAGGACTGAAGGGAGCCGCAAAAGATACGCAGCAAGCAAAACTTGCTTTCGGTGCTATGGTAGGCGCAAGTACCGCAGCAATGGCTGCTCAAGGAAAAATCACGGGATCTGGCCCAAGCGATCCAAACGCGATGAGAATGCTGAGATTAACTAAATGGCAACCTTATTCATTTGTTATAGATCAAGAAGATGGAACCAAAAGGTATTTGGCGTATAACCGTGTTGAGCCTTTGGGAATTATATTGGGATTATCTGCTGATTTTTCTGATATATATGGATCCTTAAATGATGAAGACGCAGACAGTATGGGAGCAAGAATTGGTGCATCAATTTCAAAAAACCTTACTGATAAAACTTTTTTTAGGGGAATTACTGATGTAATTGAAGCGGCAAATGATCCTGACCGCTTTTTTGATTCTTGGTCTCGTAATATGGCTGGGACCATAGTCCCTACAGGACTCGCACAGGCAGCAAGGACTATTGATCCGGTTGTAAGGGATACTCAGACTTATATGGATAAAATTAAGTCCAGAATACCTGGGTATTCTCAGACACTAGAAGCAAGACCTAACCTTTGGGGGGAGCCAATTATTATGTCTGGTGGTTTAGGGCCAGATATTATATCGCCTATTTATTCTTCATTTTCAAAAAATGATCCGGTGTCAAATGAATTGATAAGGCTTAAATATTCTCCTTCAATGCCGCAAAAGTCTATAGACGGAGTAAAAATACCACCAGATTTATATAACAGGTTTGTAAGAAGAGCAGGTAAGTTAGCACATACTATTCTTGAAGAGAATGTAGTATCAAATCCTGAATATAGAAAACTAGACAAACTCCCTTCTACTCAAGTAACTAAAATCAAAGAAGTAATTGAAAAAACCAGAGCAGCAGCAAGTGTAATACTTAGAATAGAAATGGGAATGGGGTTTAGAAAAAAAGATGCAGATGTTTTACGAGATATAAGAAGATCAGATCCTGAAGCGTTTGAAAGTTTAAACATACCCGAACAATACAAAAAAAATCTTCGATGAGACTAAGCATCCTTTTAATGTTTCTACTTATAGCCACTGCCGGAGGCTCTTACTTCTATATTAATATGCAAAAAGCGCAGATTAAGCAGCTTCAAGTAGAACTCCAGACCGCAGTTAACAACCAAGCTGTGTTAGAAGGAGCGATTGCCCAGCAGAATGAACAAATGCAGGCGCAGCTTGAGTCTCAGCGTCAGAATCAGGCTCTTATATCAGAGCTGTCAGAAGCTAACGATTTTGCTCGTCAAGAGGTTAATCAGCTTAGAAACACCTTTGCTCGACATGACTTGAATAACCTAGCTATTGCAAAGCCAGGGCTTATTGAGAAAATTGTTAACAAAGGCACAGCAAGGGTTAACCAGCAGTTTGTTGACTTAACTAACCCAAGGCAATTCGATGAAACTCCTAGTCCTGAGTAGTGTTTTACTGTTAAGCGGTTGTTCAACGCTGGGCGGCTTGCTTGGTAAGTCAGCAGTGCCTGTCGTGGCTCCCGTTGAGGTTGTCACGATTACTGTGCCAGCCCCCATGTATCATCCACCGCTGCCCGAGGGCCTTACGCCAGCCGAAATTAAATGGATTATTTTAAACACCGGTATTATGCGTGAGTACATTGAAAATTATGATGCAGGAAATGCGCCCGCCGTGGCGTATTATGCATTGACGGCTCAAGCCTATGAGAGTTTGGCAAACAACCTGGCCGCCATCAGACGTTATATAAAACAGAATCTCCATATTATAAAATACTATCGGGACAACGACCCGACTCGAAAAGAAGAGAAAGAGGAAGAATAGCGATGGATGCACCAATCAAAAAAAGAGTAGACCTCGAACTTGAGGTAACAACAAACAACATTGGCGCAAATCCTTTTCATAAGTGGGTACACTTGGCTAAAACTGTCGATGCGTGGCGTATATTCCCCAGAGCATTCGTTTCTGTCTACATCTACCTGCTGTACGAGGTTGTCACGTGGTTCATGACCCTAGATACACCAAATCTTGAGCAAGCCGGGCTTGTTTCCGTCGTAGTCGGGGCAATGGCCGCCGTTTTTGGCATATATGCAGGGACTTCGCAATCTAAAAACTTCAAGGGAGAAGAAAAATGACGGAAAAAGTATTTGTTAACGGCCTCATGGCTAAAAAACCACGGGACAACGCCCCCGAATGGGTGAAGTGTAACCTTAGTATAAAGCGAGAAGAACTCGTGTCGTGGCTCACGGAGCAAACAGGGGACTGGATCAACGCGCAAGTGTGTGAAAGTCGTAACGGAAAATGGTATGCGGAGGTGGATACGTGGAAACCGACAAACGGATCAGCGATGTAAATTGGGAATGGGCGGTCAAGCAGGTTGAAGATGTGGTTAACGACCGCGTCCAGCGACTGGGGAACGACCAGGTTTTGACTTTTGCCGAAAGAGAGTTGCTGAAGTTAAATATTAGAAGGGCTTGGGCGCGAATATTAGTGGGTTGAGGTAGTTAATTGCGCTTTCTGGTATAGGGCATCTCAAATATAAAAAAAATATTTTCTTTAAATATACCCGTAACCAGTGTAACCATGTAACTTTAGTACAAAATGTTTTTAAATACAATTACTTAGTGGTAACACAAAGTCACTTTTAATAATGTAACCTATCAATAGTTTATGTAACTAATAGGCAAAAATGCGTCAATGCGGTTTGAGATTTGTTTTTTTTTATTTTCTTTTTTCAGATTGCCCTATACAGGAAAGGCGTTTTAAGGCAAACTTTCTGAAAATCACTGGAGAAATAAGTGACCCGTAAAACCAAGGCAAAGTCTGATCCGGTGGTTGTTCCGCGAAAGGCGGGTAGGCCAAAGGCGCACAAAGCCCAACCCTTAACCAGGCGGCAAGAGCTGTTTGTTAAAGAACTTGTTTCCAAGGACGGGCAAATTACAATGCGGGAGGCTGCCATCAATGCCGGTTACCCCGCTTCAAGCGCACACACACGTGCTTACGAACTGACCAACCCGCACATGAGTCCGCACGTTGTCTCGCAAATTCAAGCGTATCGGACTGAGTTAGATCAAAAGTACGGCGTCAACTATCAACGGCATTTGCGGGACTTACAAACCATTCGGGATGTCGCGATGACTAACGGCGCGTATTCGGCGGCGGTTCAGGCAGAGTATCGCCGGGGCATGGCGCAAGGGGACATCTACGTTAGCAAATCTGAAATCAGACACGGTAGTATTGATTCGATGACCCGAGAAGAAGTCCTCAGTGCACTAAAGGAGATCAAACATAGTTATGCCCCAGTCACTATCGAAGCTGTTGCCACGCGAGGGGGCAATGCCCAAAATCGCAACAAAGCGCGAAAGCGGCTTTTGGAAACAGATGAAAAGCGAATTGAAGAAAAGCCCGAGGAAGCTGACAGCGACACGTCTTGAAACTTGGGCGACTCCGGGTGTCCCAGATGTGTTGTTGTGTGATGAATCAGGCGGGTTTCATTTCATTGAGTTAAAGGCAACTAAGGGTAACGCGGTCGAGTTGCGCCCGCATCAAGTCGCATGGCTTTCTCAACACCGCCACGCCAGCGTCTGGGTATTAACCCTGAAGATGATCACAAAGAATAATCCGGCTTGTCTTTTTCTGCACCATGGGCGGGACGCGATGGATTTAAAGATGCAAGGTTTGAAGGTTGACGCTGCTTTTAAAACCGAAGAGCCTTTCGAGTGGGAAAGTGTGTTTCAGTTGATTGTTCCCATCTAATTCTATATAGTTATATATCTTTTTTACCTGACTTGAGGGGTTTTAATGTTTTTAATCAAATGGTTGGCAGTTCTACTTTATGGCAAGGACGCCGTAGATAGTTTTGAAAAGAAACCGAGGCGGAAAACTAGGGGAAATAATCGTGGAAAAAGATAAACACGGGCAACCAGGGGACAGGGGAGCCGCCGATTATTGGTATCACCGTTTACCCGAGCCGCACTTTTGGCCGAACGGCACGGGAAAGGGTCAAAAAGTTGACGAAGCGGATATGACCGCCGAGCAGGTCTTGGACTACCACCAAGCATACGGCGAAGCTCTTGAAAGGGGCGAACAAAAAGACTATGGATAAAAAAAAGCCCCGCCGAAGCGGGGCTGAATCGTGCGGCTACTTTAACGTGGCTCCATAAGCCCAGCCTGTCGCACGTTTGGGCCGTTTAAATCTTACTTTAGCTATTTTATGAATATCCCTATCATCGCCCTCCCAATTTAGTTTATCAAACCGGTCTAAGTCTAGGTCTAACCCGGCTTTAATTTGATAAATAATTACGGGAACTTCCTTGCGTTCGGAACTTATGCAAGACCATTCAATATATGAAAGTGCATTTTTCCTAGCCTCATATTCAGACGATTCACTTCGACCCCAAGAGTTAGGGGTTAGCACAAACCATTCATATTCGCCTTCTTTAAAATGCGGAAGGACTTCTTCCGGCATAGTGCCCTTGAATAAGTCGGGGTCTAGTGCTTTGCTATTAACGATTGTCATGATTGCGTCTCCTAGTTTATTTAAGAAAGGGTGCTGCACCGAATTGTTAAAGAACGGATCAGATTACACCTGATCGATAACACCATTATACCATTCGACTTTGCGGGGATTGGCTGAAACCCCCATAAACAGGGCTTTTCGGGCCGGAAAGGCAAGGGCCCTGTAGTGGAAAAAAAACTTGACACCGTAAAAAATAGGGCGAAAGGCTGTGAATAACTCAACTTTTGCCCCCAAGAGTGAGTTGTGCCGCCAGCGAAATTAAATTAAATTAATTTTTATCCACAATTTAGCCCGCTTAATCGTGGGCTTTTTTTACGTTCTCCCGGGCAATGCTTTACTTTATCGCATACTTGTGCTTAAAATACGCCCGAGGGTCGGCAACGGGCTGGCCTCATCACCGGGAGAAAGGTTAATCATGAACAGCAAAACGCATAAAACGGTCCGGGTAAATGCAAGGATGGAAACTGACTTGTGCCTCGACATAAACGTCCCCCTTGACGCAGGAGAAGAGGACATTGCGCAATTCATTCGCGAGGGGAACATTCTGGCAGAAGACATGGTGGAAGTTGTTCTTCCACACTCGACCAGCGGCGGGTGGATGTGGTTGGAAACAGATTATCATTTCGAGTTCGACCCAAAGGCCCGGCTGGTCATGGAAAGCAAGGTATGAACAAGTATATGGAACACCCGTATCCATGCATTTTTTGCGACCACTCTACCGACTGGGGATCAGGACGATTTGTTAACAGGCTTCCTGCCGACACTTATTATGAGTTTGAAGATGGCACGGAAGAATATCGAGACGGCTATTCCTGCGCAGAATGCATGGCTACGGAATGTGATCGGTGCCCGGAACTCATCGGGATGGATGAAGATGTGACCCCTGACATGGTGTATGGCGAATTGTTTGGGGGGCTTTTTTCAGACAAGGCGCACCGAGTGCACGCCGGGTGTTTGACCGAAAAAGAGGCGGAAACGTGGGACAAGGCGGGCGCATGAACGGCCCAGACAAAATAGACTGTTTTGGCGATCTTGTTGACTTTGCAGAAAAGCATGGATTTGTTGACAACACTCCCGAGGGTGAGTGGAGCACCATGATTGCCGAGGCCCTAGAAACGGAGGCCCTAGAATATCTCATTAAGCATAAAGTACCTTTTGTTTATGACGGTGAATAAAAATAACCACAGTTGCCTTACCTTTTGCCCGCTTAATCGCGGGCTTTTTTTTGTTTACTTTTTCGTTACACTAGTTCATAGTTCGTAACTGTTATTAACTGTTCAATTGAAAAGGTGATCATTATGTTGAAAACAGTCGAAATGTCCGGAGCAAAAAAGACAAAAGGCATCGCAGTAACCTACCGCGCAGGCAATGGCGAAAAGTATGGGACTTGCCCGGCATCTTGCAAAATGAATTGCACCGGTAAAGGGGCGCAGGAAATTGACGCCGAATATTTTGATGCGTTGTTAGGTGCTGTTCCGAACAAGGGCCAGTCTTTTACCTATACACATTTCCCTTGGCATCTATGGGCCAACAAATTAAAGCCGGATAAAACGGTGGTTAACTTTTCCGCGGATACTTTAGTAAGTGCTGCCGCAGCATCGCGAGCGGTCCCGACCGTTGTAGTGCTGCCGGAATCCGAGTGGGATAACAGGAAAAAAACCAGCGCACCATTATTTGGGCGAACTAATGATCGCGGCGATTTTATTCAAACGGATCGTATCCCGGTGGTTAGATGCCCAGCAGAATACCGCGAGGGCTTCACGTGTCGCGATTGTGGAAACGGCGAGCCCTTATGCGCTCGGCTAGATCGTAACTTTATTATCGGATTTACTGCGCACGGTGCTGCTAAGAAAAAAGCCGCCGATCCCGACGTCAAAGGCGGGTGTTACGCCGCGGGCGGAAACGTTCGGCTACACTGGGACGCCACCAGCAACCACCACCAGCCCGACGAAACCGACGGCGAGAGGCTCACCCGCTTTGTTAAGGGCCTGCCTCCGCGTACAATCTTGCGGCATCACGTGGCGGGGGATATTGGCGCGGAAAAATAACCACAGTTGAGTCATTTTAGCCCGCTTAATCGCGGGCTTTTTTTTGCCTGATAAAGGGGCGGCTTTACATTATCCCATACTTGTGCTTAAAATACGCCCAGTGGTCGGCAATGGGCTGGCCCTTTAATGGAGGTTTGACTAATGCGAATTACATGTATGGAAGCTTGCGACATGGGGCCACACCAGCAGGAGATTGCAGATCATGTGCTTAGAGCTGTTGAGCATTTAACTTTTACGTCCGAGGGGCAGTTTTTTGATATGGAAGGCGTCCTTATAACGGAAGCCTGCAAAGAGCTGGGTTGGCAATCCGTGCCGCAAGTTGGCGGCTTACTTCCGGAGTGGTCTAATCATGAATAATTCCGAGCAGACGACCGCGCAAAAGATCCAATTCCAGCTACAATTTATGGGGTTAATGGCAATGAGTGGGCGGGCAGAAGAGCGTGACAAAGCTTACGTCAAAGCGCAGGAGCTTGTGCAGGAGCTGGTAGACGCCGGACACTAACCTTTACCGCTCCACCTTTTGCCCGCCACGTGCGGGCTTTTTTTTGCCTGATAAAAGGCCAGCTTTACATTATCGCATACTTGTGCCTAAAATACGCTCAGCGGTCGGCAACGGGCTGGCCCTTTAATGGAGACTAAACAATTATGAACATTTACAAGATTATCAAAGGCACCATTAAAAACTTCCCTTATTCAATAGTATGCAGGGAGACAACTATTTCCACCCATTCTTCTAAAACTGAAGCATTAAAGTATAGGGCGATATATTACAACGGGGATAATTGTTACGCGCTAGGAGAGACACGCCGAGCTATGGAGATTAAACAATAATGAAAGCAATTCAAATAAAATATCTAGGGCCTACCAATACAAAAGGGTCAAGGCTTAAAGCGTGGACGGGCGCGGGCACCATGATCGAAGGCCTCGACTATTCGTTGAACATTTACGATCAGGCCGAACAACTAGCCCAACGTTACGCGACTAAGCAGGGCTGGCCATCACTTATATCAGGCTTCGGCATGTTACCTAATGGCGACTATGTCGCGACGCTGCGAATGAGTATAGCTCCTGATCTGTACTGATTCTTAAATACCGCTCACCTTTTGCCCGCCACGTGCGGGCTTTTTTTTGCCCTCGGTTTAATCCAGTGCATCACTCCGGGCCGGGCCTCCCGGGCCATGGCTCAAACGTACAGGCTCGCGAACCGTGGGCCGTGGGCCGTGGACCGCGGACAAGGTGATAGCACTCTTCCCCGGGTCCGTGTTGCCGGCGCCGCGGACCTCGAACCGTGGACCTCGACCAATCGCCCGGGTCCCCCGCCTATCGGGTCAAATTGCCTTGCCCAGATCCCGAAAATCGCGTCCCAAAATTCGCGCAGCCCGGCTTTTCCAGACGGGGGCTAGAGCCATGTTTCTCTCAAATAGTTACCTGTTTTTTTAAACGAGCTTTAACTGTCTTATATTAACGTGTAATATCGCATATAATACGTACCGTGAGCCGCGGAACGTTTCACGTGGAACATTTATAAAAGACCGCGCACCAAAAGAGTTGTGCCGGAAAAAATTTTTAAATTTTAAAACGTATGGCTTTTAAACCATAGGAACTTGTATGGATGTAGCGATTGACGACAAGAAGTTAAAACTTGAGCTACGGCTCGCGCACCTTGAGAAAAACGAGACGTGCCGGAAAAAGTTTTTAAATTTTGTAAAAGTCATGTGGCCCGAGTTTATTGTGGGGCGGCACCATAAGATTATTGCGGACAAGCTTGAAAGGGTCGCGAGCGGCGAGTTAAAGCGCTTGATTATCAACATGGCACCGCGGCACACGAAGAGTGAGTTTGCGTCTTTTCTTTTTCCGGCGTGGATGATGGGCAAGAACCCGAAGATGAAGATTATCCAGGCGACGCACACGACGGAGCTTGCGGTCAACTTTGGTCGTAAGACGAAGAATCTTTTGGACTCGGACGAGTACAGGGAGGTATTTCCGAGCGTCAAGTTGGCGGCGGACAGCAAGGCTTCTGGTCGGTGGGACACGAGCTCTGGGGGTATGTACTATGCCGTGGGCGTTGGCTCGAACTTAGCGGGTCGCGGCGGCGATTTGATTATTATTGACGATCCTCACTCGGAGCAGACGGCAATGTCGGCGGCAGGTTTTGACGACGCTTGGGATTGGTATACGGGTGGCCCCCGTCAGCGGTTACAGCCGGGCGGTTCGATAGTTATCGTTCAGACGCGCTGGTCGGAGAAGGATATGACGGGCCAGTTATTGCGGGCGATGGCTAAAGATCCGTTAGCGGATCAATGGGAGGTAGTGGAGCTTCCGGCAATTTTCGAGGACGGGACGCCCTGTTGGCCTGAGTATTGGAGCCTGGAGGATTTGACCGCGGTCCGCGCTTCTATCCCCATAAGCAAATGGAACGCGCAGTATCAGCAAAACCCCACGGGCGAAGAAAGCGCTATCATCAAGCGGGAGTGGTGGCAGGTGTGGGAAAGCCCCAAGATCCCGCAATTGGAATATGTGATCCAAAGTTATGATACTGCTTTTTCCAAGCGCGAGACGGCGGATTATTCTGCCATTACGACGTGGGGGGTATTTTATCCGAACGAGGGGGGCAGCGGGCCTAATTTAATATTATTGGACAGTAAAAAAGGGCGCTGGGATTTTCCTGAGTTGAAGGAAGTAGCATTAGAACTTTATAATTTTTGGGAACCTGATACAGTTATTGTCGAGGCGAAAGCCAGTGGAACGCCTTTGACGCAGGAATTACGTGTGCAGGGCATACCAGTTGTTAATTTTACACCAAGTCGCGGTAACGATAAGATAACGCGGGTGCATAGCGTGTCGCCCTTGTTTGAAGCCGGAATGGTCTGGGCCCCCGATGAAACTTGGGCAGAAGAGCTTATTGAGGAGGTAGCGGCTTTTCCAAACGGCGAGTTTGACGATTTAGTGGATAGTATGACTCAAGCGCTTATGCGTTATCGCCAAGGTAATTTTGTGCAGTTGCCCACGGATGATTGGGAAGATGACGAAAACTCTGTTAAAGTAGAGGTGTATTATTAACAATACGATGGGGGGACTGCGAATGGCGCAAGCGGGACAGTATAGTCCGGCAGTTAATCTAGGTGCAGGCGGCTTTCCGCAGGCAGGCCTTGTTTCGTATTTCGACAACGGCGGCGCTACTCCTGGTATTTATGCTACACCCCCAGAGGGTTCGCCGAGATTTGCCGGTGATCCTGGTATTTATGCTACACCCCTAGAGGGTTCGCCGAGATTTGCCGGTGATCCTGGTATTTATGCTACACCCCTAGAGGGTTCGCCGAGACAGGAACCAAAATATACGGAACGCGGTCTAGGCTCTTTTATTATCGATCAGCTTCGATCTACGCCTCGGGAAGGAGAAGAAGCGCTCTTCAACATGTCGATGCCGGATAAAATACGAAAATCTGGTCGTTCAGACTCAACCACCAAAGATATGTTTTACCCCGAAGGCCCAACGTTTTTTGAACAGTTGGCGGAAAAATACAATTACCCTGTAGAGGAATTGCCGGAGGGCGGTAGCGGCATTAATTTATATGGTAAAACGCGCCATTCACGTCCGCGAGAGGATATGCCTACCGCGCAAGAGCTAGAAGACGCTCGGGCACACATGCTTGGTTCAGCAATCACCGCTGGTCAATATGGTCCAGAGACGGCAAAAAAAATTGGGAACATAAATGAATATATCCCGCCGGGTAATCGTGAGCATCGGCGCATGGACCTCCGAAATAATGCGGTGGGTATAAATCTTTTTAAAAAAGCGGGAATTAATATTAGTTACGCTGAATTTACAGAAAAAGTAGACGCTCGCATCTTTGAACAGTTAGCTATAATTCTAGGAAGAAACGTCGAAGAACGGTCCGCGCCTTCCAACAAGCCTGGATGGAACAGGAATTTTGAAAGTCCAGAAAAAGGGCCGGACTTATATTTTCCTCGTGACAACTCAGGTTATTTCATACCGGGTACTTAGGAGCGATTATGGCTAACGGAAAAACAAATGCGGGTTTTATGGATAACAATGTTCCGTCGCAGTTAGATCCAGAGGATTTGACGGCGGAAATCGAGTTAATCCTGCCTGACTCACAAAACGATGTTATGGCAATGATACAGGCCGAGGATGTGGAAGGTATTGAAATCACGCCAGAAGAAGACGGCGGGGTTACTATTGACTTTGATCCGAGCGATCAGCGGGGCGAGAGCCAAGATTTTGGCGCTAATTTGGCAGAAGAGATACCAGACCGCGACCTTCAGCGTCTTTCCTCAGAGCTTTTAGGTGAATTTGACGCTAACAAAGCAAGTCGCCAAGATTGGGAAGAAGCGTATTCTAATGGGTTAGAGTTGCTGGGATTTAGCTACGAAGAGCGCACACAGCCTTTTCGGGGAGCCTCCGGCGTAACGCATCCTTTATTAGCCGAGGCTGCCACGCAATTCCAGGCGCAAGCTTTTAACGAACTTTTGCCGCCTTCGGGTCCGGTTCGCACCGTTGTGATGGGCAAAGAGACGCAAAAGAAGACGCAGCAAGCGCAGCGCGTCAAACAGTTTATGAACTATTACATTACTAATGTAATGGAAGAATACACGCCTGATATGGATCAGATGTTGTTCTTCTTGCCGTTGGCGGGTTCTACTTTTAAGAAAACGTATTACGACGAAACGCTCGATAGAGCGGTATCCAAGTTTGTACCCGCGGAGAACCTCGTTGTTCCGTACGAGACTAGCGATCTTGAAACATGCCCTAATATCACTCAAGTAGTGCGCATGTCATTAAATGATTTGAGAAAGCGTCAAGTAGCCGGAGTTTACTTAGACGTTGAGGTTATACCTTCGCAGAAAGAATTGACCTCTTTAGAGGATGAGTTTAATAGAATTGACGGTCAAGAGCCGGGTCAAATAGATTATGACTGCACTATTTTAGAGTGCCATGCAGATCTAGATTTAGAAGGTTACGAAGACGAAGATGAAGACGGCGAGTTTACGGGAATAAAAATACCCTATGTTGTCACAATCTCCGAGGACAACGGACAAATTCTATCTATTCGTCGAAACTATCTCGAAGAAGATGTTATCCGTAAAAAAATACAATATTTTACACATTATAAGTTTTTACCCGGCTTTGGCTTTTATGGTCTAGGGTTAATCCACACTATTGGTGGTTTGTCGCGAACGGCTACGTCGGCGCTTCGGCAGTTGATTGATGCGGGTACGTTGTCGAACCTTCCCGCTGGTTTCAAGGCCCGCGGCCTACGGATCAGGGATGACGACAACCCGTTACAGCCTGGAGAGTTTCGAGACGTGGACGCCCCTGGCGGTGCTATCCGCGACAGTTTAATGCCTTTGCCTTTCAAGGGGCCTGACCAGACATTATTTCAACTCCTTGGTTTTGTGGTAGATGCTGCACAACGGTTTGCGACAATAACTGATCTTAAAGTTGGCGACGGTAATCAGCAGGCGGCGGTTGGCACGACGATGGCTATGATGGAGCAAGGCGCTCGCGTCATGAGCGCTGTTCACAAGCGGCTGCATTATGCCATGCGGAAAGAATTTAAGATCCTTGCCCGTGTGATGTCTGAGAGTTTGCCCCAAGAGTACCCGTATTCGGTGCCTGGCGGCGATGAAAAGATCATGCAAAGCGATTTTAATGATCGTGTAGATGTTGTTCCGGTTAGTAATCCGAATGTATTTAGCCAAGCGCAGCGTATAATGATGGCGCAGACAAAGATGCAGTTGGCAACCCAAGCGCCGGAGATACATAATATCCACGAAGTTTATCGTGATATGTACGAAGCTTTGGGTGTTCCGGACGTAGATCGTATAATGAAGTCGGTGCCGATGGAAGAGCCTGCACCGATTGATCCGGCGCAAGAAAACATAAATTCATTGGACATGCTTCCTTTAAAAGCTTTTGAAGGGCAAGATCATCAGGCACACATTACAGCGCATTTGGTTTTTGGGACATCTCCTATTGTTGGCAGTATGCCTCCGGTTGCAATGACGATTCAAAAGCACGTTATGGAGCACGTTCAAATTGCTGCGCGGGAACAAGCGGCGGAAGGTTATCTACAACAGGTTCAACAAAGTGGGGGACAACCTGCCGACGACGAACAGATGCTGGAGATAGAGCGTTCGACCGCAAGGTTCATTGCAGAAGGCTTGCAGGAGGTTAAAAAACTATCCGGCGAGTTGTCGGGCGCGGGCGCACCTGATCCTTTGATACAATTAAAGGAACAGGAAATTCAGGCGAAATCACAGAATGATCAAGCGGACAATGAGATCGACCAAGCCAAACTTCAGTTGGATTCACAAAATCAAGAAATGCGGTCGGAACAATTTGACGAGCGTATTGCGGCGCAAGAACGTCAAACAAGTGCTCGTATTCAAGCCGCAATGGAGAGAGAGATACTTAAACAACGTAACAACGAGGGAACTTAGCAATGAAAAATCGAAAAATTAAAGTAAATGGCGCTACGCCCAGCAAGAGCCCAAAGGCGGTAACGTATGCCGATATTAAAGGCCAAGGTCGTATTCCTTATGGAAAAACTGCTCCCGCGCCAATGTGCGGTGATGTTCCGCGCAAGATAAAAATGCGGGGCGCGGGTGCCGCGACCAGAGGCACAAGTTTTATAGGTTATAATGAGTCTACAAAATAAGGCGTTAGCTGATGGCATATAACTTGAACTACGGCTTTACCCCGGAGCAGCTAGAGGAATTTAGGACTCCACCCCCTTCTCCGCCAACGGGTATAGAGACGATGGCAGACGAGGTAGGCATGGGCGACTTTACGGCGGAAGTTACTGTTCCTGAAACTGTTGGCTTTAACCCGTTTAACCGCACTGGAGTTCCTGGTTCTGTTGGTCCAGACGATAAACCCTTTAACCCTGGTTCTGTTGGTCCAGACGATAAACCCTTTAACCCTGAAACTGTTGACTATAGCGGGTTGCAATCGCAAATAGATGATTTACAAGGACAGTTTGGTAACTTTCAAGGATTTGATCCGACTAATTTACAAGGACAGTTAAAGGATTTACAAGACCGGCAAGGATTTGATCCGAC